CCGAACTGGCCGCGCCCAAGGGTGGTCGCCCCAAGGGAAACCATTCCAATGGAACAGTTTCTAAGCCTGGCAACAGCGAGACCTACATCCTTCGCCGGTTGAAGCGGGATCGTCCCGACCTCGCCGAGCTGGTCCTTGACGGCAAGGTCACCGCCCGCGCCGCCGGCATCGCGGCCGGATTCATCAAGCCCAACATCAGCGTTCCGCTCGATCCCGAACGACTCGCCCCTATCCTCCGCAAGAAACTCGACCCTGCCGCGCTCGACCGGCTCCGGGAGCTCCTTGGTTGAACCATGCCGCCCTCCGCTATGTCGTCGAGGTCAGCCCCTCGACCGGTGCCGCATGGCAGCTGCTCATGGTGATCGCCTACCGCGCCGACAAGACGACCGGCGAGTGCTACGCGTCCCGCCGCCGTCTCGCCGCTGAGGCCCGCATCTCGACCTCGACGATCCATCAGGCGCTGGAGGAGCTGCTCGCCAGTGGCGAACTGGAGATCCTGGTGACCGGTGCCGGCCGTCGCGCAACCACCTACCGCATCACCCATAGCGGCTCGCTCACCGAGCCAAACCCGAATGGCGTAGTGGCTCGATTTGGAGGCCGTAGTGGCTCGGTCGACCAACCCGTAGTGGCTCGCTCACCGGACGGGTCTATAGAAGGAAGGGAAGAACAAGAAGGGATTGAAGGACGCGCGCGCGACGCCGCTCCGCCTGGCGGCGTCGCCACGCGCTCCAACGGCCAAGTCCCGCCGGACGCCGCCGCCGCCATCGCAGAGCTCAAAGCATCACTACGACGTGTCCCAAGTGTCTCAGTGTCCCAACCGACGTCCGGACCCGTCGCGCGACCGGTGAGCGCCGCCGCAGCAGATGCGCGGCAGGCAGCTCCCGACCCCGCAGCAAAGGCCCCACACCGTCGTGGCACCCGAGGACGCAAAGGCCGACGTGGACGTGAACCACCCGCACGCTGCCACCGGTCCAACACTCCCAACACGGCAAGGAGCCCGCCGTGACCGTCGGCGAACTGCTCGACATCCTGCTGGACCCGGACGACCTCATCCCGCGGACACTGCCAGTCCGGATCGGCATGCTCGGCCACGACCTGACGTGGGAGATCGAAGGTGCCCACGGCGCGCTCGCCGGCCCAAACCCAGAGATCGTGCTGGAGATCGAGGACCCGTGACCTTCGTCGTCGCCAAGGTCGACCACCCACCCACCCACCCACCCACCCACCCCACCAAGGAGACCCCATGCATGACCCCCTCGTCGTCGCGTTCACGATCCGCCGACCCTGGCCCAAGCGACGCCACAACCCCGCCCGATCCCGCTGGTGGCCCCCACTGATCACCGTGTGGCACCGCGAACCCAGCGGCCGCGATGCCGGCACCGTCTGCGGCTGGCGGACCCACTGGCGCCACCCACACCACTGGCATCTCCAAGTCCACCCAACCCAGACGCTGAAGCGGTGGCTGTGGTCCCGCTGCGCATGGTGCGGCGGCCGGTTCCGGTGGGGCACGGCACCATGCAGCCTCGACTGGAACGGTCCCGGGCCACGCTGGTTCCGTGGTGAGCCGATGGTGCTCCACGGCGAATGTGACACCGAACGATCGAAGACGAAGAAACCCGTCCCGTGACCGTCCCGGAGGACCTGACCCCATGAGCGACCGTGTCACGCTCGACACCGTCTGGCGGCGCATCGACGGTCGGGAACGTGTCCGGGTGAAACGGATCTGGTTCTGGCCCGACCAGGGCTGGACGGTCCGAGCGCACCCCATCCGTGGCGGCGCGATCCTCATCGCCGACCAGGACTGGTTCCTGGAGAACTACGCCAAGGTCGAGCCTTCCCCGTTCGGTCCCGAGGAGACCCCATGAGCGAAGCCACAATGGTGACCACCGAGAGCTTCACCCGCTGTCTTGCGCACTTCAAGCGGGACGGCCTCCGCGTGTGGTGCATGCTCGACGCCGGCCATGACGGGCCGCATCGCGTCTGGCAAGGTGCCCTTGACGAGGGCGCTTCCGCATGGGCGTTCCAGTGGAACGAGACAGCCACCGAGCGGAGAGCCCGATGAGCCAGCCGTGCCCCCACTGCGGCAAGCCCACCACCCCCGACCCCGTCGAGGTCGTCCGCCAGGCACTCCAGCATCGTCGTGGCCTCGGCTGGTCCGACGAACGCATCGACCGCACGGCCCGGCTGGCGGTCAACGCGCTCCGGCTGGCGGGGATCCTGACGGACATGCCACCCGACCCCGGCAAGGAGACCAGTTGAGCGACTTCACCTGCGCGGAGTGCGGCGAAACCTTCCGAGATGGTGCCTACACCATCATCAGCAACGAAGGCTCCGACACCATCTGCAGCGACTGCCACCAGCAGCTCACCGAGTGGACCCAGACCGCCAATGACGCTATCCGCAAAGCGCTCGGTCCCGAGGAGACCCCATGATCCGCGAACTCGACCGCGCCGATTGGGTCGCCTGGGACGCCGAAGACCCCAGCGAGCGGGTCACCAGAGCCCTGTGGGCGCACAACCGTCCTTGGCCGAATGTTCGCTGGAACATCGTGATCACCGCTGCTGAAATGGCCGGTTATCCACCACGTCCCCCAGGGCCTCTACCAGCGTTTGCTACCGCGTCCCCGTCCGGTCCCGAGGAGACCCGTTGAGCTTGCCGCCCGGCTACCGCCCCCCGACCGACCCAGGCCGGGACACCCGCCTATGCGCCCGCTGCGGCGACCCCATCCGACGGCTCGCCGAATCCACCAGCCGCGCACTCGGCCTGGACACCGCATGGCTCGACTCTCTAGAAGCCGTCGACCTCGAGGCGCTCGAACAGCTGACCGGCTATCTGCATCAGCTCGCCACACTCTGGTACTGGACGCAGTGGGCATTGGATGGTGGTGCCCGCAACAACGGGATTGACGAGATCCGCACCCATCAGCGTGGCGGTGACCCGACCGGCGACCGGATCGGCCCTGCAGGCACCATCGCCGATGATGCTGCGGTTCAGCTCCGCCAACGCTGCAGCACCGAAGCGAAACGACTCCGGGATGCCACCCTGAACCTGCAGCGGTATCTCTCCAACTGCGATCTGGTTGACAGCCCGAACCTAGAGCGGGAGCGGCGCCGCCACCTCCGAGATGAACACGGAAGGCTGGTGCCCTGAATGTCCAGGTCGCTACAGGCACCGTTTGGGATCAGTGCAGGTCAGATACTTGCGGCTCTTGACAGCGCAGTAGATACTGCGGGTGGTCAGGTGCGGCCATGAGCCAGTGGACCTATGACTCCCGCCGCTACCGCAAAGCCCTCGCTGAAGTCCAGGCCACCGGCCCCACATGCTGGCTCTGTGGTCATGCTGGCAGCGACAGCCTCGACCACGTCATCCCTGCCAGTCTGTTCCCCGAACTAGCCGGCGACCCGTCGAATTGGCGACCCGTCCACGGGGTGAACGGCTGCTCGCGGTGCCCCCCCAACAGTTCAGGGGACAAGCGGCGCAACGGCCAGCCACGACGCTGCAACCAGCAGCGCGGCAATAGGCTGTCGATGCCAGAGACAAGCCGCAGGTCACGAGTGTGGTGAACATGATCGACCCTGAGCCCGAGATGCCCGACGGTGAGGTCGAGAACGTGTCCCCTCATCGCGGTCCTGACTGGTTCCTGATCTGCGCATTTGCCCTCGCCGCGATCGGCGGCACCATCGCCGCCTTCCTGGCCGGACATGGCTAAGAGGGGGGAGGTCGGACGATCTGGCCGAATCGCGCCCCTCGCCCCCGCGCCAGTCGGGCGTGCCTCTGCCTAGTGCCTTGAGGGGGAACCCGCCAGATGACCACGCGTCGTGGCCCAGTTGAGCGGAAGGCCCGCAGCGATGTGCGGAAGCTCGGCGCGCTGACCGGTGTGCAGGCATCGCTGGCCGAGACGGCGTTCACGTTGGCGCGGATGCTGGATGATGGCGCCGGGCTCGCGACGGCGGCGGTCGCCCGGGAGTTGCGGGCGCACATGACCGAGCTGGCGAGGCAGAAGCCCGCGAAGCCGCAGGAGGACAGTCTTGCCCAGCGTCGCGCTCGCCGAGCCGCAGCGGCTGGAGGGTAGCCGCCAGCCCCGGATCCTGTGGGAACCGCCGTTCGACCCGAGCGATCTTGGCGCCGAGGCGGTCGGGCTGGCCGCCGACGTGGGTCTGGTCCTGGATCCGTGGGAGGCTGACTTCCTGGCGGGGAGTCTCCGTGAGCGGGCGGGCCGGTGGGCGGCGTTCGAGGTTGCCGGGATGGTGAGCCGGCAGAACGGGAAGGGCGCGATCCTTGAGGCGCGGGAGATCGCCGGCCTGTTCCTCCTGGACGAGCAGCTGATCCTCCACTCGGCGCATGAGTACAAGACGGCCGCTGAGGGGTTCCGGCGGCTCCTCGGGCTGGTCGAGAACTGCGACATGCTCCGCCGGCGGGTCCGGCAGGTCCGCACCAGCCATGGTGAGGAGGGTCTGGAGCTCCTGAATGGGGCGCGGTTGCGGTTCATCGCCCGGTCGACAGGGTCTGGGCGTGGGTTCACCGGTGACTGTGTGATCCTGGATGAGGCGCAGAACCTCCCGGACGCGGCGGTGGATGCGCTGATGCCGACCATGTCGGCCAGGCCGAATCCGCAGTTGTGGTACACGTTCACCGCGCCGGACAAGGACCTAGCACCCTGCGGTCACATCGCGCGGGTGCGGCGCCGCGCGGTCAAGGGTGGCGACCGGGGCCTGTACTACGCGGAGTGGTCGATCAACCCGCATGTGGTTGAGTGTTCGCTGGCCTGCACGGAGCATGACGACCCGGCTGATCCGCGGTCGTGGGCGCGGGCGAATCCGGGGTTGAACATTCGGATCAGTGAGACGCATGTTGGCCGTGAGATGGCGTCGATGTCGGCCAGCGGGTTCGCGCGGGAACGGCTCGGAGTGGGGAACTGGCCGGTGGAGGCCGGGGCTGGCTGGCAGGTCATCGCCGAGGAGCAGTGGACGGCCCGTGAGGATCGGCTGTCGCAGGTGCTGGATCCGGTGGCGGTGGCGATGGATGCGACCCCGTTCCGGGAGTGGGGGTCGATCGCGGTCGCCGGGCGTCGCGCGGACGGGCTGCTGCATGTTGAGGTGGTCGAGCATCGGCCGCGGACGTCGTGGATGGTCCCGTGGCTGCTGGACCGGATCGAGCAGTTGAAGCCGTGCGCGGTCGTCATCGACGGTGCCAGCGAGGCCGGGTCACTGATCGCGCCACTTGAGGCCGCCAACATTGAGGTGGTCAAGCCGACGTTCCGGGAGATGGCGCAGGCGTGCGGGCAGCTGGTGGAGGCGGTCACCGACTCGGGGACGCTGCGGCACCTTGGCCAGGTCGAGCTTGCGGTGGCGCTGGCCGGCGCGCAGAAACGGCCGCTGGGGGATTCGTGGGCATGGTCCCGACGGGACTCAAGCGTGGACATCTCGCCGCTGGTCGCCTCGACGCTGGCGCTCTGGGGGCACGCGACACGGGCGCACATCAAGCCCGAAACGCTGCCACCGCCTGACATTTTCTGACCGAAAGGTCCGCAATGCCCCGCAGAATCGTGGCAATCGCTGCTGCCGTGGCCGGAATCTTCATGCTCGTCGGATTGGGCTGGGCGCTGCTCACCCTGGCCCTGCTGGTGGAGATCGGGTGGCCTCAGGAGCATGCCGCATGGTTGGAGCCTGTCCGCCAGCGTGTGCTGGGCGTGTGGCCGAAGGTCCGCGCGATGCCGCAGCAACTGACCGGCGCGAGCGCGGTCGTTGTGGGGGTGGTGTTCCTGCCGACCGGGGCGGGCCTGGCGTTGGGCGTGTGGGCGGCGCTGCTGGTCCTCGGCGGCCTACTGCTCTGCCTTGGCCTGCTGCTTGATCGGACGGCGTGATGGGGTGGATCACCGGACGGAAGACGATCGGGCTGCAGGTCCCCTCCGGCGACCAGAACGTCATCCAGATCCCCCCATTCGGTGGTGGCAAGCCGAATCTGGACGGTGCGCTCTATCCCGATTCGAGCTATGAGACGTTCGCGCGGAACGGGTATGGCCGCAACGAACTCGTCTACGCGTGCATCACTGAGAAGGCCACCTCGCTGCCCCAGTCGATTCTGCGGGTGTATCCGACAGGGAAGATGGGCGGGGAACCACTCGAGGACCACCGGCTCCGCCGGCTGATCAGCCAGCCGAACCCGGTCACCAACGAGTTCGAGTTCTTCGAACTCGGCGTCACCTACCTCGACCTTGCCGGCAACATGCCGATCCTGATCCAGCGGGCACGGGATGGGTTGCCGGCGGAGTTGTGGCCGTTGCGCCCTGACTTGTTGCGGGTGTTTCCGACGAACAATCCGCGGATCTGGGACTACGGCTACTCGCTGGACCCCTCCGCGGGGGTGCGGGGGTCGCTGATGGATGTGGTCCCGATCCCACGTGGGGATCTGATCCACATCAAGTACCCGAATCCGTTGGATCAGTATTTCGGGCAGCCGCCCTTGCGTCCCGCCGCGACGGCGACGTCGCTGGACAATTCCGCGTCGGATTTCGTGGAGACGCTGCTCCGCAACCATGCCGTGCCGGGGATCGTCATCACGACCGCGGAGGCGACCAACGACGAGGTCACCAAGAAACTGAAGGCGAAATGGAAGCAGGCGTTCGGCGGGGCCCGCCGCGGTGAGCCGGCGTTCCTCCAGCAGGGCATGGCCGTGGAGATGCTCGGCCTCAACCTCCGCGACCTTGAGTTCCCCGACCTGCGGGCGACGACGGAGAGCCACATCTGCATGGTGCTTGGGGTTCCCCCGATCCTGATCGGCGCGAAGGTCGGCTTGGACCGCTCCACGTTCACGAACTACCGGGAAGCCCGTGCGTCGTTTTGGGAGGAGACGGTGATCCCGCTCCAGAGGCGGTTCCTCGAGCCGGTGAAGACTAGGCTGTTGCCGGAGTTCTCGGGGGTTGGGCGGTCGCGGGTTGAGGTGCGATGGGACAACTCCGAGGTGCTGGCCCTGCAGGAGTCGGTGCAGGCCAAATGGGAGCGGGCCACCAACGCGCTCGCGCGTGGCGGGATCACGTTGAACGACTTCCGCCGCACGGTCGAGCTCGACCCGGTTGCCGGGGGTGACGTGTTCCTGATCCCCGCAGGGGTGACCGCGAGCCCTGCCGACCAGATCGGCGCACCACCAGCAGCGCCACCGGCCCCGGACCAGCAGCAGCAGCCACCGCAGTTGCAGGCAGCCAGCTACGCCGACCGGTTCCTGGCGGAGCTTCTGGCGACGAACGGAGATCGGCGTGCCCTGGAACCCCGCTAGATGTGGTTCCAGCGTTGGCCATGCACGATGCGGCTGATCTGCGATGGATCGACGCCGAAGCGGCGGGCGATGTCCGCCCGAGAGAGACCGTCGGTCGTAAGTGCCCGGATGCGCTGGATGTCATCGGCGGTGAGTTTGGCGAACCGGTGTGCTTCGCCTTTGCCGTGGATGGAGCCGGCCATCCGACCCTTGGCCACCGCGTCCTGGATGTTGTCAGAACCAGACCCGACCCACAGATGATCCGGGCGAACACACAGCGGTGTATCGCACCTGTGGAGAACCATCTCGCCGGGGCGGAGCGGACGGTTCGCGCGTTCCCACGCATAGCGGTGCGCGCTGATCCATTGGGACTTGCCATCGGCAAAACCGACGTAGAAGCGGCCATAGCCGCTGAGGCCGCGACTGCTGAGCCAGAGCCAGCATTCGCCGCTGCGGTCGACCTGCTCATCGAAACTGCGTCGTCGGCGGGGCATGCCTTGAGATTACCACTAATAGGCGGTGGTCCGTATCCCCTGGAAGCTCGTCCATAACCATCCGGCGTGCCGCTCGGGTGAGTGGGCGGTCGTCAACCAGCAGGCCGAAGCCGAAGGCCGCCATTCGATCGAGGGATGCCACGGCACCCGTGCCGAGGCGCTCGCGCAGCAGCGCGCCCTGTACGCCAACGAGCCGCAAGCCTCAAGCCATGAGGGGCAGATGATGGAGCGCAAGACGCTGGTCGCGCCAGTCGAGTGGAAGACCGTCAGCGGCGACCCGGGTGCCCTGGAGGGCTACCTGTCGGTGTTCGGCAACATCGACGAGGGCGGCGATGTCGTGTTGCCCGGTGCGTTCAAGAAAACGCTGGCGCACTGGCAGCAGTCCGGCCGGAAAATCCCGCTGCTGGTCGACCACAAGCTCAGCACGGACGGGGTCGTCGGCTCGATCGATCACGCCCGCGAGGACCAGGTCGGCGTCAAGGTCCGCGCCAGCTTCTCGTCCATTACCAAGGCCCAGGACATCCGCACCCTCATGCTCGAGGGGCACCTGGGCGGCATGTCGTTCACCTACGAGCCGCGCCGCTCCCGCCCCGGGATGAAGGACGGCCAGAAAGTCCGCTACCTCGAGGAGGTCCGCCTGTTCGAGGGGACCATCACGCCGTTCCCGATGAACACCTTGGCGATGGCCAGCGCGAAAGCCGCCGTCGCCGCGCTGGAGCATGAGAGCGCCGACCAGGACGCCGCAGCGGCCCAGGCCGTCAGCGGTGCCGGGGCCATGCGCCTGGATTTCGAGGCGTTCACCACGGCGATGGGCAACGCGCTGGCCATTGAGTTCGCACCAGCCCGCAAGGCGGCCGTCGAAATGCTCGTCGCCGCCTACACCACCCAACCCGACGCAGCCGGACCCGCCACCGCCCAGCCGGACGGGTCCACTGCACTCGACGCCGCCCCGACCGAAGCCAGCAGCCCGCCTGCCAGCCCCGCACCGGGATCGTCGGTTCCGTTCTCCCAGCTCACCCCCCGCGAGCACGTCCAACACGTGCTGGAACGGGTCGAGCAGGCGGACGGTTCCCCAGCAAGCCTCGACGAGCTCGAGGCGAGAATCCGACGATCCCTAGAGGGGGCATCGTGACCGACACACTCCGCAAGCGTTACACCGAACATGCGCTCGCGCTGATCCACAAGGCCCGCGAGATCAACGACCGGCACGCCGACGACCCGACCGCGCTGACCGTCGAGGAGCGCCGCCAGCGCAAGGAACTTCTCCAGGAGGCGCAGCGGTTCCAGGACCTCGCCGAGGACCAGGCCAAGCAGGACGCGCTGGAGGCGTGGGCGGAAGCCCCCGACGCCACCCAGCCTGTCCTGGCCGCCCAAGCCAACAAGGCGAACGGGCACGCCACCGCCGTCGGCGGGGAAGCGTTCTCTGAGGCCAGCAAGCGGCTGGCGACCCAGCGGTTCGCGAAGGCGCTCCGCGGCGGCGTCGGCGCGCTCACGCTGGAGGAGAAGGCCGCGATCGTGGAGAACGCGACCGGCCAGATCATCGTCCCCCACGATCTGGCCGGCCCGATCTTCCTCACCCTCCCCCGGCTGGGCGTCCTGCGCAACCTCGCGCTGATCCGGCCGACCACCTCGAACCTCGTCGACGTCCGCGCGCTCACGCAGGCGACCGCCGGATGGGGGCAGCTTGAGCTCGGCGCGACCCCCCCGACCGACGCGGCGCTCGCGGCGACCGGCCCGAACACCATCACCGTCCAGGACCTCGTCGCGCGGGTCCAGATCGGCGTCGACGAGCTGATGGACACCGACGCGAACCTCGTGTCGCTGGTGCAGGAGATCGTCGGGCAGCAGTTCGCCCAGATGGAGGATGACGCGTTCGCATTCGGGAACGGCACCTCCAAGCCGTTCGGGGTCGCCACCAGGGCGACGGTGGGTGGGGCGATCCCCGCCGCGCAGGGTGTCACCGCGGCCGCATCGGCGGTCAACCCTGACCAGCTCAAGAGCATGCAATACCTGATCCTCTCGCGGTTCGCCAACAACGGCGTCTACCTCGCCTCCGACGACGCGACCCAGGCGATCGCGCTGCTCAAGGACTCCACCAGCAACTACCTGTGGCAGCCCTCGAACCAGGCCGGCCAGCCGGACATGCTGTTCGGCAAGCCGTTCTACCGCCTGTCCGGCCTCCCATCGATGGCGGCAACGACCACGTTCGTCGACCCGGCGATCCTGTTCGCCGACCTGCAGTCCGGCTACATGATCGCGGACCGGCAGCGGATCACCGTCCAACGTCTCGACGAGGTCTACGCCGACCAGGGCCTGGTCGGGTTCATCTTCCGCCAAAGGGTTGGGGGGGACGTTATTAGGCCGGCAGCCTTCGCGAAATACCTATTGTAGACATAGGGGACACGCAGCACGTCGACAGGAGGCAGCCATGGCCAAGCAGAGCGCGGGCCGCCCGGTTCCGCCACTCCCGCCGGGGGTGCGCAACTCCAGGGGCAACCCGGACGGCAACCCATCCCGCGCGGCGCCGCGTCCCGCGCCGACGGTGGACGGCAAGCCGGTCAGCCCGGCGGTCGCCCGGACCCGTGCTGGCGGCGCTGCCGCGCAGGGTCACGGCAACTCGGGGGGTGGCAAGTGAAGATCGTCATCCATGGCCCACTGGCCGGGTACGGTCCCGACGGGACCATTCACTCGTGGGCACCGGACACCGAGGTGGAGGTGGACGACAAGGACGCCAAGGCGGTCGCCTGGGCGAGGGGCTGGGGCGAGGGGCCTCACGCGACCCTTGTCGAGGATGTCGCCAAGCCCAAGGAGCCGGAGAAGGCGGCCAAGCCAACGGCCAGCACGTCTAGTCGTGGCCGTACGGATACCTGACAGCCAAGTCAACGAGGTTGGGAGCCCCCGTCCCCTCCGGTGCGGGGGCTCCCACATAACCGGAGGAGGTGATGCCAGGATGAGGATTCTGTGGCACTCAGTAGCGCCATGGGCTCCTACCTGAAGCTGGGTACGGGCAGCAAACAGGAATCTTCGCCCCACGCATCCGCGGTCTCGGCCACGACATCGCCCTGTCCGCCTACTACGGCCATCAGGGCAGCGAGATGGTCTGGAATGACATCAAGGTCTACCCGTCCTACTCTGCCCCGTATGGCTCCGACGTGATCGTCCCCAACGCGCTGCACCACTTTGACGCGCACAACTCCAGGGGTCTGCATGAGGCGTCCTGCCGCGGGATCATCATCACCCTGGGGGACGTGTGGACGTTCGAGTCGCCGTTGTTGGATCAGCTCGCCGTCGGCGCGTGGGTGCCCGTCGACCATCTTGAGGTTCCCGACGTGGTCCGTCGCTGGTTCGAGGTGGTGGGTGCCGTCCCGATCGCCATGAGCCGATTTGGTGAGGCGGCGCTGCAGCGTGCCGACCTCAACCCGATGTACGTCCCCCACGGCATCGACCTCACGGTGTTCCGTCCTGGCGACAAGGCGGCCGCCCGCAAGGGCGTGGGTTTGCCGGAGGACGCGTTCGTGGTGGGGATGGTCGCCAACAACGTCGGCCGGGACGGCAACCGCAAAGCATTCTCGGAGCAGATCGAGGCGTTCCGGCTGCTCCGCCGCAAGCACTCCGACGCGATGCTGGTCCTGCACTGCGACGTGGACCAGCCCGCCGGGATGCGCCTCCGCCCGTTCCTCGAGCGGACCCTTCCCAAAGGCAGCTACACCTACACCGACATTTACGCCTACCGCAAGGGCCTCAACCCAGCGGCGGTTGCAGAGATCCACCGCGCCGCCGACGTCCTCTCCAACTGCTCCTATGGAGAGGGGTTCGGCATCCCCATCATCGAAGCGCAAGCGTGCGGCACCCCGGTCATCGTCACCGACGCCACCGCGATGCCGGAACTCGTCGGCGCTGGTTGGAAGGTCGGCTACGAGCGGCTCTGGCACGACTCGCAGGGCGCGTGGGCCGCCAAACCGCTGATCGGTGACATCGTCCAGGCGTACGAGGAAGCCTACGACCACGCGCGGGATGAGGATCTGCGGGCGATGGCGTGGGCGTTCGCGCAGGACTATGACGCCGACCGGATCACCCAGGAATACTGGAAGCCGGTCCTGGAACGGTTCGAGGCCGCCCTGGAGCTCCGCCGCCAAGACCTGACCCACCCGCCGGACCCGGCGCGGCTACCCGTCCAGATCCGTTCGGCGGATGGCCTGTTGTGGGTGGACCGTGGTGGGAAGGCCGGTGACCAGCTCGGCCCCGACCCCCATGAGGCCGATCTGTGGCCGATCCTGGAAGGGCTACTCCCCGAGGGTGGCGTGTTCCTGGATGTGGGCGCGCATGTGGGCCACTGGTCGCTGCGGCTCGCCCATAAGGCATCGCGGGTGATCGCGGTCGAGGCGAACCCGGTGACCGCGTCCACGCTGCGTCGCAACATCGCCCTCAACGACCTCGGCCACAAGGTCGAGGTCATCCAGATGGCCGCCTGGGATGAACCGGCCAGGCTCAGGTTGTTCGACCCCTACAACCAGATCGCCGGCGGTAGCACCAGGGTCCTGCCAGCCGACAACGGCGACGGGATAGTCGAGGCGGGGCGGCTCGACGAGGCGCTGTTCGATGAGCTGCACATTGACCTGATCAAGCTCGACGTCGAGGGCGCCGACATCCACGCGATCGACGGGATGGCCGGCCTCTTCGCCAAGCACGGCCCGGCGCTGTTCATCGAACTGCATGACATCTACGGGTATTACACCCGCGCTGAGCTCGAGGCGTGTCTGGAACGGGTCGGCTATCAGTGGGAGGTCGCTCATACGATCCCGACCACGTGGATGCCTGATGGGGAAAGCGATGTCGTCCAGCAGGCCGATTACCTGCTTGCAACCCCTGCCCTGGTCCCAACGAAAGGAACCTGATGCGACGCATTCTCACCACCCTCGGCTTGGCCGCTGCGCTGACCCTCGGGGTCGCCGGCACCGCGCTGGCTGGCAGTCCCCACTTCGTTGACGGCACGGTCACCGCGACCCGCACTGGTGACACGTTGACGGTGAGCGGGAAGGAAGCCGGCCTCGGCGACGAGACCCAGATCACCGTCGAAGCGTCCGCGACGGCGGCGTGCCTGAACCCGGGTCAGCAGTTCCCCCAGGCTGCCAACAAGGAGACCGTGACCGCCTCCGCCGTGGTGCCAGTGCAGAACGGCAAGGCGTACTTCTCCCTGGACCTGGTGGCGTCGTTCCAGCCGTCCTGCTCCCCGCCCATGGAGATCGTTTTCGGCAACATCGTCGTGACCGACGCCACCAATGGGATCACCATGACCCTGCCCGGCACGTTCTGAGGGAGGGCCGGGCACCGGCCCTGCTACGAGCGTCCAGACTCCAAGGCCAGCACCCGGCTGGCCTGCATGCTACCCAACCTGTGGAGGTTCATCCGCTGTGGTCTGCGCGACCCCGGTTCCCGGGACGATCACCAACCAGACTGGCCCCGCGACCTTTGTCGACTGTTATGGGCAGGGGAAGCAGGGCCTGAACTACCAGTGGCAGTGGCCCGCCGTGCTTTCCGACAAGGCGAACTCGTGTGCGCATTTCCGCGCGAACGAGATCGTCCAGGACGAGAAGTGGCTGATCGTGGTCCTGTATGGGCTGCGTGACCCGGCGGACACCAACGATGCGCCGTACCCGCCTGCGACGACGGTGGTGCCGGTCGGGTCGGCGACGACTCCGGTAAACGGGACGAGCTACACCGCGTCGGGGACGTGGGTAACCCACAGCTCGAATTGCCATGAGAGCACCAACCAGACCGCGTCCGCCGGGTCGCTGACGGTCGTGTCGGTGGCCGATTCGCTGCTGACGGTCGACTATGACCTGACGTTCACCGCGGGGCATTTCACGGGGACGCTGTCGGCGCCGCTGTGTGACCTGACGGACTGCCCCCCGCGGCCGTCGAAGTCGACCTGCGTGGCCAGCTAGGCGAGCGAGTCGAACATCCTCGGCCGCCAGTGGTTCGGTGATGGGTCTGGGGCACTCATCCAGCACACCACCCAGGAGCCCTGAGGGCCATCCCGCAGCGTGACCGTCGAGCCGACCTTCAGTGCCCGGCGCGCTGGGAGCCAAGCGGTCAGCCGCTTCACGCCGTCGGTGAGATCGCACTGCACGAACAGTTCTCGCATGCGAGGAGTCTAGTCGATGCCGGTCCTGTCGGCCGCGAACGCCATCCAGGCCAAGACCGGGTCGTCGTCGAACACGACCAGTGCCACTGTTGCGCTCGACAACCCGACCACCCCGGGTGGGACGGTCACCGTCGAGCTGTTCGGGCCGATCGCGTGGCCGGGGATGCCGGACGGGTGGGAATACGACGCGTCCACGTTCTCGACCGGGCTGGCGTGGATGTTCCGCTACTCCGGCGGGCCAGGCGGGGAAACCTCGTGGACGTGGACGCTCGGGTTTGCGGTCAACTGGGTGTGGCGGGTCACCGAATGGGACGTCGGGTTGGACCCCATCTCCCCGTTGGAGACGTGGACCGCCAACACCGCGTCAGGGGTCGGCGTGACCACGGTGTCGACGGGGACGACCCCGACGACGACCCGCGCGGAGACGGTCGCGCTGGCCTGGCACCTGTGGAACTGGGGTGGCGTGTCGGCGCAGAGCTTCGACTGGTCGGCCCACACCAACGGCTTTGTCGAACGGGACGAGCTGCGGGTCACCTTCCCGGCCGGGACCGGCGCGGAGATGGACTCCTGCTGGTCGTGGGCATTCTCCGACACTGCGGGGACGTTTGAGTGCACCGCCACCACCAACACGACTCCACGGCACGCCGGTGACACCTTCTACAGCCTGATCGTGGTGTATGCGGCGACGCAGCCGATCATCGAGATGCCCGGCGCGGTCACGGTGGTCTGACATGAGCATCGCGCACGGCTCAGAGATTCTCGGCGCGGCGAACTCGACCGCGGGGAACTACGACACCTCGATCACCCCGGCGGTCACCCCCAGCGGGGTGTGCGTGATCATCGTCGACTCAACCAGCGTGTCCGACGTGGTCACCAGTGTTACCTACGGCATCTCGATTGGGGCGGTCACCCTGGCCCGCCGCCGGTTCGACAGTGAGACGACCGAGGCCGGCGCCGTGTACGTGTACTGGGCGGCTGGGACGTTCCCGACGGGTGCGCAGACCGTCCGAGTGGTGCGCACCGGCACCGACAATCTGCGGGTGGCGATCTCGACGATGACGGTGACCGACCCGGCCAACTTCACCATCGCGGTCGACTCCGACGCGACCGGCACGTCGGTGAGCGTGGCGAACCCGTCGTGGACCCATGCGAGCCTGGTCGACAACGTGGTCGCCTATCTGGGGATCCACTCCGGCCTGCAGGCCATGACGAACACCCCGGCGACCAACTGGACGCTTGCGCCCACCCCCGGGTTCGAAGATGTCGGCGCGATCGGTCGGGGTTGGGCTCGGCGGGTGCTGGCAACCGCGGGGACGCTCGGGGCTGGGTGGACCGCAGCGACCGCCGACGACTTCCGCGGCTCGTCGATTGCATTTAAGGAAGTCCCGATCAGCGTGGCCGGTAGCGCCCGTCCACCGCATGTCAACCGTCGTGCCGCCAACCGCGCAGCTGTCTGGTAAGGAGAGCCGATGGGCAAGGCCGGATACACCACGGCGACCGGCGCGACCGCGACCCCGCTGGCCGCCGCCGCCGCCAAGACCTGTCTATGCGTGATCGCGCCCGCCCAGTTCGGCATCGACCTGAAGAAGATCCGGGTCAGCTTCGACGGGGTCACTGCCACCGCCGTGCCGGTGCTGGTCGAGCTGATGACCTCGACACTGGCGACCAACTCCACCCCGGGAACCAATAACTCGACCGGGACGGTCACCCAGGTCTACGGGCGGACGATCACCGCAGGGTTCACCAGCTTCTACTCCTCTACTGTCGAACCGACCGTCCTCACGCAGATCGACCACTGGTGGCAGGACCCGAACAAGAGCCTGGTTATTTACGACTTCCCGCTTGGGGACACCCCGGACACGGCGGTGTCGAATGGGCTGGTGATCCGCTGCACCGCACCAGCGATCGTCAACGTCCGCTGTGCCATGTGGTTCGAGCGTTGCTAGGAGGCTGAGCCATGGCACGGCTCGGCCGCCGGCAGCCGAACCGGCCCATCATCCTGCACGCCAAGGCACCGCTCGAGGTCCCCCAGCAGGTCGCGGGCTTGCGGTTGTGGCTGGCCGCCGACAAGATCACCGGCCTCTCCGGCGGCGCCGCCGTCTCCACCTGGGCGGACGCGAGTGGGCTTGGCAACGACGCCACCCAGACCACCGGCGCCGCGCAACCCACCTACCAGACCGCCGTCGTCAACGGCCTCCCGGTCGTCCGGTTCGACATCACCGGGACCGCCGACTGGATGAACCTCGCCACCGCCGATTTCCTCGCCGCGACCAACGCTATCGGCGCCATCGCGTTCTTCGCGGTCGTCAAGATGAGCGCGACCGACGCGACCACCCGCGACTACCTGTCAATCTCGACCCCGACCGGTGCTAACGCTCGCTTTAAGGCCGGCCAGCGCGCCCCCGCCGCGAACACGTGGGGCATGACCGTCCGACGCGCTGACACTGACGGCGCCGCCAGCCTCGAGGCTGGCACGTCTGACACCTCCTGGCATGTCCACTCGGCGATCATCGACTACGTCAACGGCGACGGGTTCCTCAACCTCGACGGCACCCAGATCGGGTCGAACCTGGCGCTGACCACCTCGGGCACGACGTCGGCGACGAACTCCATCGCCTCGGCGGTCGGTGCCCGCGGAGATGGGCTCGGGGAGTTCTGGCCCGGCGACATCGCCGAACTGATCGTCTACGTCGGCGCCAACAAGATCGCCGACGCGGACCGGGATCTGGTCACCAACTACCTGCTCACCAAGTACGCCATCACCACTGGGACCAACTACACCCAGACGGTCACCGACCCGGAGGGCCTGCTCGACAGCCAGACCCAGGCCGCCAGCTACGCGCAGACGACAACCGACCCCGAAGGCGCCCTCGATGGGGCGGCGCAGGCTGCGACGTTCACGCAGACAGCGACCGACCCCGCAGGGATCCTCGACACCAGCTCGGCGTCGTTCGTCCTCTCCCAGACCATCACCGACCCCGTCGGCCTCCTGGACGCGGCCAGCCAGACCGCCACGTTGATCCGCAGCCAGACCGACCCGGAGGGCCTGCTCGACACCGCCAGTCAAGCGGCGAGCTTCACCCAGGCCCTGACCGACCCCGAAGGGCTGCTGGACGGGGTCACCTACGACAAGGGTGTGCTGCTCACCCTCACCGACCCGGTCGGGATCACCGATGGTGGCATCGCCACTTCCGCCCAGCTCACCCTGACCGACCCGCTTGGCCTCCTCGATGCGGCGAACCAGATCACCACGGCCACCCGCAGCCAGACCGACCCCGAAGGGGTTCTGGACAGCCAGAGCCAGTCGCTGTCCGGCTCACAATCCCAGACCATCACCGACCCCGTCGGCCTGGTCGACAGCAGCCCGCAGGCCGCCAGCTCCACCCAAACGGCAACCGACCCGATCGGCCTGCTGGACGTCAAGGGTGAACAGCTTGACCGGCCACTCACCGACCCGGTCGGCCTCCTTGACAGCCAAGCCCGCCTCGCCGCCGCCACCCCGACGGTCACCGACCCCGTCGGCCTGCTGGACGCCGCCAGCCAAAGCTTGGCCGCAGCGCAAGCAACAACTGACCCGGTCGGGATCACCGACAGCCGCACCCAGGACGCCACCGGGCCGAGCGGCCAGACGCACATCAACCCCATCGGGATCACCGACCTGATCATCTACACCCTCGTCAACGTGGCGCCCCGATGGGTTGAGGCCGCCAGCACCGCCAGCGGCCTGGTCGAGGGCACCGGCATCACTGGCGGGATCGTGGAAGGTGCCTCGTTCAGCGTTGTCGTGATCGAAGGTTCCAGCAGCCTCTGACAAGGAGTCTCGATGGCCAGCAAGAACCAGGACGCACCTGAACCGATCATGCATACCGGCACCGACACTCCACCCGGACAGCGTGACCTCGCTGTCGGTGAGCAGATCGCGGTGGACGCCGGCCAGATTCCTGGGTCGGCCGGCGAGGCGACCCAGGAGCTGGAGATCACCGACACCGTCAGCGGCCAGGACCTGTAGGAGGCATCCGTGCGCGCCATGCTCGACCGTGAAACCAACCTCGCCCGCATCATCGGCTGGGGCTTCTACGAGCTGCTCGGCCCCGACGGCGAGCTGAAGCAGCGCGGCGAATTCGCCAATCTCGTGACCCAAGTTGGCGATCAATACTATGGGGACCGGGCCGCGCAGATCGTCGGGTCGACCGTGGCGATCACCGCGATCACCAACGCCACCTCTGCGGTGGTCACCACCGGGTCGGCGCACGGGTTCGGGGTTGGCGACTCGGTCCTCATCGCTGGGGTCACCCCGGCCGGCTACAACGGTCGCTGGGGCATCACCGCCGTCGGCTCCTCTACCACCTTCACCATCTACGTCGGGACCGCGCTCGGTGCTGGCTCGGCGTTCGGGACCGCGCAGGGCCTCACGCTCCCGAGCGCTTCGGGGATGCGCCTCGGGACCGGCGTGACCGCTGTCGCCAAGACCGGCGCTGGCGCCGCGATCGTCACCGTCGGGACCGGGACCAACAACTCCAAGGCGTTCGACTCCACCTGGCCACAGTCCTCGCTGTCCGGCTCGTCCCGGCGTATCCAGTACAAGACCACCTGGGCGGCTGGCGATGCCACCCAGAACAGCTTGGCTGAAGTGGTCATCACGACCGAGCAGCCACTCTCTCAGGTCGCCGGGACTGCGGCGAACACGACCAGCCGCGCGCTACTGTCCCCGACCGTCAACAAGGGCGCCTCCGACACCCTTGCGATCACTTGGAACCACGACCTGCTCGGTGCGTAGCCATGCGGCGGCGGGCGTTCCTCACCGGTTTGGCTGCAGCAGGGGCCGCTGCAATCCCGGCAGACTCGCGTGCCAAGCCGCCACACCCACCCCACCCACACGCCACCCCTACGACCTCGAGCGGCTCGACGACGAGTACGACGGAGCCAATGCCAACCACCACGACGGTCACCATCGGCACCACAGGCGTGCTCACCTGGCCACCCCCGGCCGGCTGGGCGGGCTTCCAAACCCAGGCCGTCCCCACCTCCGGTGGGACGATCAACCTGACCGCAGGGCAGGACTACCGCCTCGTCATGCCTGCCTCACCGGTTAACAAGCGGGTCCGGATCGTCGGTGGCCGCCACGTCGTCATCATCGGCGGTGAGGTCAACATCGACACCGACTGGGGCGGCAACGGCGACGACAACAACGCCCTGTGGTTCGACTCCCAAACCGGCACGATCCACATCGAAGGCGTCTGGATGCACGGCGCGTTCATCAACGACGGCGTGAAGGGCACCAGCTTCTGCCTCTGGCAGGTGCAGGGCTGCCGCATCGACGAGCTCCAAGGCACCCAGGCCGGCTACCACTGCGACTGCTTCCAACCCTTCGGCGGGTTCACCGAGCTCCGGGTCGACAAGGTCACCGGCTACTCCCAGTTCCAGGGGTTCATGCAGAAAGCCGACGCCAACCGGTGGCTCACCGTCGACATCCGCCGCCTCAACTTCGGCCAGTATTCGACGCCGGATTCGACGGCGCGGACGTGGAACTTCATCACCGGCGGGCCCAACCCGGACGGGTTCCCGTGGGTCGAGGGGCCGGTCCATCTGGGCAGCCAATGCTATCTGCAGCCCCGCACCACCGCGCTGTCCAGCTCGATCGCGCCGGCGGCGTGGTTCACGTTCTCCGGGACCGGGGGCAGCGAGATTGCGACCCCACTCCCGTCCGGATGGGTGGACACCAACCCGGGGCTGGTCATCGATGGGACGATCCAGGAGGGCCTCCCCCCCGGCGGTGACTACGTGCCCACGCCGGCCAGTGGCGGCAACGTCGGCCTCACCTACGTCTCCCCGGGGTACCTGACATGAGCGGCATCCAGGCCCTCAAGGGCACCAGCGTCACCGTGACCGAGACGTTCAGCGTGGATGGTTCGCCGACCGATCTCGACGCGGGCGTCCCCACCGTCCACGCGTTCTCCCCGAACGGCACCGAGCTCTCCCCGCAGCCGACCGCGTCCGGCGCGTGGACGGGCCGCACAACCGGCCAGTACCGGATCGTCCTGGACGCCCAAGCCGAGGTGACCTACCTGGATCCGATCACCTGGGTCGGCACCATCGGGGGAAAGCAACAGACCCTGTTCTCGCGGGTCGAGTGGGTCGGCGCGCTGCTGTTCAACCTCGCCGACCTCCGGGCCGTCAAGGTTGCCGGCGGCACCCCGTTCACCAGCACCACCGACTACCCCAACCAGACCCTGCTCGACCGCCGCGCACAGGTCACCGACGACTTCGAGGCCCGCACCGGATACAGCTTCATCCCCCGGTTCGCCCGCGAAACCTTCGACGGCGCCGGACAGACCTCCCTGATCCTCAGCAAGTACCTGTGCCAGCGGCTCCTGTCCATCACCATCGACGGGACCGCCCAGACCGCCACCGACTACGTGCTGGCCGACACGGGACTGCTGCAACGCAAGACCGGGGGGACATTCTCCTCCCTCGCACCCCAGAACGTGGTCGTTGAGTACGTGTACGGGTTCACCCGGCCGCCCGCGGAGATCAGCGAGGTCGGCCTGGCCCGCGCCGCCTCACTGCTCCTCCCATCCCAGGCCG